TCAGTTCCTAATGCACCAAGTGTGCCAATGTGTGAACTAACAGCTCCTAGTGCTGAAATATTATTAGTAGATGAAATTTGTCCTGCAACTAAATTTATGTTTGCTGAATTTCCATCTACGTTAGTGACATTCGTTCTAATATTATAGACGCCTGTAATTTCTGTATCTAATCCTGCAAGTGTAGAAATATTATTAGTTGGTGAAATCTGTCCTGCTACAGTTGAAACGTCTGCATTATTATTTGCTACAGCAGTTATGTCAGCGTTAATACCTGCTAATGTAGAAATATTATTTGTTGGAGATATTTGACCTGCAACTGTTGAAACATCTGCATTGTTAGAATTAACTCCTGAAACTGCTGAACTAATCCCTGCTACTGTACTTACTGCACCGCTTATTCCTGCTACGGTAGTTAAGTTAGCTTTGTCTGAAGTTGATAACCAAGTGTTTTCTAAATAAGTTTTATTAACTGCGTCATTGTTATTGACTGGGTTAGCTACGTTAGTAATTCTTTTATTTAAAGCGTCCCACTGATCTGTCGCCGCACTAAGACTAATATTGTTATCAGTAATATCAATGGCTTCTTGTGCTATATAAAAACTTTGATTCCCGTCTTGGTCAAGAGTAGCTTCTGTTAATGTAGACCCATCTTGATAATCTACTAATCGTGCATTTCTACTTGAACTTCTAGTAAATTTAATAACTACACTAGCAGAAGGTGCTGTTGTAAAAGTAATAGTTGAAGAAGTAGTAAAACTGTAGTCTGTATTTAAAGTTTTAGTTACACCATCTAAAGTAACAACAACGTGTGCTTGTTCAATGTAAGGGAAAGTAACACTGTAATTTACTGTGCTTCCGTCTCCCGTATATGTATTTATTGCGTATGACATACTTTAATATAAACTCCTTGTTCCTTGATCTGGTAATCCAGAATTATCTCTTATGTAATTTAGTAATTGGTTAATTCCATATAAGTTTTGATATGGAAGTATTCTCATTATTCTATTTAAATCTTGTTTAGAAAAATTGTAATCTGAATTAAACATAGTTTTCAAAAACGAACCAGCTATACTAAAAGTTTTCTCACCTAAATCATAAGTAGGGTTTCCAGTAATAAGATTCATTTCTTGTCCTGATGATCTAGTATTAAATCTATATTCAGGAGCTACTTGACCTAAAACCATATCCATAAACGGAGGCATTACAGAAGACCAGCCAGCTCTTTGAAAAGAAGCTAATGCAACTTTAGCATAGTCTCCTTGATTACCAAGTTTCTTTTTAAGGTATGCTTTCTTTTCATTATCACTCATACCAATAGTATTGAAATGAGATTGTGCAATATAAGAAGCACCGCCAATTAATGACGTATACATAAACATAGAAAATGTTTGGAAATCTCCCATAGCTACGTTATGTAAAAACTGTTTACTCCAAGCAGTCATAATAAACTGTCTGAATTGAGACATTGTTTTTCCCCATTTGCTGTCAGAAAAAAATCTATTAGTGTCTCCAATCATATTGTATTGGACTGCTCGTTTAGTATATCTATTAACTGCAATACCAAACTTCTTAACTAAATTTTGATCTTTAAAATTAACAAAATCAAATTGTAAAACTCTACGTCCTAAACCTGTAACTTCTGTAACAACATTTGGACTATTAAATTCTTTTGCTAATGCAATTAAATCTTGATCTGATAATCCTAAAACTCTATATCTATTTAATCTTCCTTTAGATATTTCGTCTATAAATTTACCGCCTTTAGAAACATCTATTAAATCTTCTGCTAGTCTATGAACAAACAATCTCATAGCTATTCTTCGTTGGTTTCTATCTATATGAATAAGTCCAGATGCGTGTCCTGTTCCTTTTTCTAAAGTGTTAGTAACAGCTTTGCCATACTTACCTCTAGCAGATGTATCTAATTGAGAAACACCTCTATCTAAAACGTCTATAGCTTGAAATTGTCTAAATATATAATCGTCTCCGTTAGATGAGCCGATCACGGCTAAATCTTTATAAAAAGTATCTTCAATTTTTCCAGCTTGTGCGTCAGAAAATAATTTTCTAAATGCAGGTATTTCATTTAATAAAACTCTAAATCCTTGTTGTGATACAGCTACACCATACTCAGGTAATTGTGCTACACCTACTTGGTTTAATACCCTAATAAAATTAAATCTTCTTAAATTAGCTAACCATTTATTTACACCAACTGTCGGGTCGCCTGACTCAGTTGATCGTCCCATAAGATTATTAAAGAAACTGTCAATTGTATCTTTTTCTTCTTTAGCAATAAACTTACCGCCAGCTATTCTTTGAGCTGGATCTTTAAGTTTTTTAAATTCTGGAATAGAATCTGGATCACGATAAACTGTATCAATATCGTTAAATAATTCGTTTTTGTATTTTAACCATTCATTTCTACTTTTGATACCTAATCTATCTGATAATGAATACCAGCCAGCCATTTCATTAGTGTATGAATGCCACAATAAATCTACATCATTTTCAAAGAGTTCATCTAAACGTACTTTTTGACCGTTAATAGTTGTTTCAAAGTTTTCGTTTAGTCTAATTCTTTGTTTAAATCTTCCCGAAGTTAAAACACTAATTTGATTTTTTAAACCATCAAATAAAGTATCTCTTTGTTCTGGTGTTAAATTAGAAAATACATCATCAATGTATTCTCTTAACATCTCAGGGTTTTTAATTCTTATAAGCTGTTCAATATCAAAACCACCCATACGACTATTGTATTTAGCCGCTTTCACTATCACCCTAGCTAATGCTCTAGCTTTAGTAATAGATATTTGTTTATTACCATCAGGTGTTTTAACTTTTGCTTTTTCAGCTTTAGCAATTGGGTTATCTAATCTATTTAATAATGGTTGTTGATTAGCAATAGCTTGGGTAATTAAATCTTCTACACCTTCTTCCCCAAGTCTTTTTTCTAATTGTTGAAAACTCTCTAAACTTATTTTTCTTGGTACATAAAATCTACCAGTGTCTTGTGCTAAATCTTCTGCACCTTCAACTCCAGCTTCTTTTAATAATTTAGCCCATAGTTGAAAACCGTCTGCATAAGCATTTGCCGCTTTAACTAAATGCGGATCTCTTAATAATGCTTGTTCTCCAGCACTTAATTTAAATTTCTTTTCTTGTCTACTAAGAGCAATAATTACTCTCTTAGTGTCGTGCATAAATTGTGTTTTAAGACCAAATTGAAAAAAACCTTTTACTGCACCGTAGCCTCTTGCTTTTAAATATCCTTTCATAGCGTCGCCTACATTAGTGTAGACTGTACTATGAGCTTGCATAACAACTTGATCTCTAGCCATTTCAACAGTTGTGTCTTGAACTGCGGCTTTACCAGTTTTTACATCTTTGTAACCAATGGGTTCTTCTAATGATTTAAAATTAAATAACCTAACTTTTTTAGATATTGATGAACCTAAAGTTCCAGATCTGTTTGCACTAAATAAACCAAATGCAAAAGGTAAGTTTCTTAATTTAGGAAAAAACAATTCAACGTTATCAATTAACGAAGTATCATTTAAATCATTAATAAGTTTTTTATTTTCTAAAGAATGTTTAGTGTTTTTAAATATAGTTTTATTAGCTTTGTCAGTAGGTTTTAATCCATTTTCAATTAAATCCTGTTTTTGAGTTGCTCTAGCAACATTCTTTAAATGTTTTGCGGTAAGGGCGGATATGCCCCCTCCAAGAGTACCACCTAAAGCTGAGGCGATAAGCACATCATTTAAGCCCATTGTAGGGTTGTTAGCCGCTATTGGAGAATACAAAGCCCCTTCTAAAGCACCATAAGCTAAACCTTTTTTAAGAAATTCTTGTCTTCTTGTTAGACCAGTTAAAAACTGACCACCTTTCATTACTTTATTTAAAGCTCCGTATCCTAATAAATTTACAGGATCTAAAATAAAAGTACCGAATTGTAATGCTATACCTTTCCAACCTAATGAAGCTAATAGTTCTGCATTTTTTTGATGGTTAGACGCTTTCTCCGCAAGATATTTTAAATGATCACTATTTAATGCACCAACTAAACTATCTGCAAATTCATCATTTAAATTATATTGTTTAATTACAGCGTCAAATTCTTCTTTATTATTATCCCAACTAAAACCATCTTGTTGCATAAAAGTTGGAGTCGCAAATAATTCCCAAGCATTTGCAAATATAGTGTTTTCTTGAATTGTAGCTTTTAATATTTCAGGAACAGTTCTTCCTTCTTCAATAAATTTTTGTAATTCACTAGCGTTGTATGCTTGATCTAAAAACAAACCACGACTTACATCAGGTTCTTCTGACCATAAATACTTTTGTTTAGTAATATCTATTGGTGTAAATTTTCTTACATCAAGAGTTTTTTTTTCTGTCTCTAGTAAATCAGCTTCTTTATTTCTTCTTGTAGAGAATTGATCTCCAAAATTTCTTAAATTACCTAAAACAGCGTCCCAATCTCCACTAGCCGCTTGTTTAATAAAATTCATATCTGAACCATCTTTTCTAGTAAAAGAAGTTCCGTGTTGAAATCCTACAGAAGCTAATACAGTTTGTTGTGCTTGTGATAATTCTTCAAATGGTTTTACAGGGTTATGTGAGTTGTAAGTTTTAATTATTTGATCTGTATACCAGTTATGACTTGCTTTATCGATTTCAGTAACTTGTGCGTCAGTTAGTTCAAATCCTTTAGAAGCTTCTTTAGCCTCAGCTCCAGACATACCAAAGAATTTAGATAAAGTGTCAATTGTATCTGTAGAAATACCCATTTGACTTAATGTATTGACATCTTTTTCTTTTAGATCAAACCCAGTTGCAACAGTAACACCAGAGTTTTCACTTGGTACATAAGCTTTCTTTACGCCTTTACCTTCGAGTTCTGAAATAAAATCCCAATTTATATTTGCCATAATATTTAAAATTTAAATAATTCTCCTTGTCCTAAATTTCCTGCACTAACTCCCATTGATTCTAACTCTCTTAATCTTTTTTGTTTTTTTCTAAATTCAGCGTCTTTCTTCATTCTTAAATTATTATTAATTTCTCTTTGTTTAGCTTCTTTTTCTTCAATTCTTTGTTTAACAAGATCAATAGGAACTTCTAACCAAACTGTTTGTCCGTTTTTGTATTCTACTGTTGCAGGTACATCTAATAATGTTCCATCAGATTCTTTGAAATATAAAGTGTCACGAGTATCGTCGACTATTAATTCATAATTATTTAAATCTACGCTATCAATTTTAGTTCCTAAATATGAACCTACGTCAATGTTTGTTTCATCTAAAGAAAATCCTACTAAATCAACTTCTTGAATAATTTTCTTATCAACGTTTAATTTTTCTTTAAGTAATTCTATGGCAGATATTTTAAAAGTATCGTATTTATCTGGTGTTGTGCCTAATTGATTAATTTTAAATTTACTTACCCATCTACCGTTAATATTTGAATAATGTTTATCAATAAAATCTTTAGTTTGATTTATATAATCATCATTATTAATATCAGTATTAATATTTTTAAAATACTGTGCCACCATATAAAATAATTCTTGGTTTGGTGCATAAGCCATATTACCCGAAGCTGTTTGTAATGATTTTTTATCTTCTGACGTTAATTGAGAAATTTGTTTAGTAATTGTATTTGCTGTTCCAAGTTCTCTTACAATATCTCTTGGATCTTGCCCTGCTTTACTTTTAACGTTAGCAACATAAAATAAATATTTATTTTTATCGTTTTCTTTAAAATAAATACCAGTAATACCAGCTTTATCTAAAGCGGCATAAACTTCTAGAGCAAGTTTGTTATCTTCTGTATATTGACCAGTAACAGGTTTAGCTAATAAATCTTCAATTTGTTTAATAGGCTCATTCTTTTGCATACCCGTCATTAAAGACATAGTAGTTGATAAGAAAGCGTCAGCATTAGACATACCTTGTGATTTTCTAATTCTGTATTCTTTATCAAAAATATCTGAACCTAATTTAGTTCTATCTGTTTTAGGTAATGAAGCTACGTTTCCATTAAACCAATTAGCAGTGTCTACGTTTAATTTTATTGCTTCATTTAATTTTTCAACTAAATTACTTACTCTACCTTGAAATTTAGGATTGTTTATAATAGCTGGAGATCCATCTGGTCTATTTGTAGTTAATAGAGTAATATATTCAGCGGCAAACCTACCATCTAATTTAGCGTGTAATTCAGCTTCACTTAGTACAACTTCATCGTAATCAGCTAAAGATAACGCAGGGTTTCTATTTTCTTTAAGGTTATAGAACATATCTACAAATGTTTTAGACATATTCTCTTGAAAGAATTTAGCTTTCTTTTCTTTGTAATCTTTACCTAACGTTTCGATAGGGTTAGCATTGTAAAAAGCAATTTCTAATTGTTCTTCAACTTTTGTAGGTAAATTTTGTAAAGATAAAGAAGCATTACCAATTACTTTATATTGTAATTCTTCTTGTTGTTTTTCAAATTCTTTAACGTTTAACCATCTTCTTAATTCTGCTGTACCTTGATTATAAGCTGATGCAAAAAATTCGTCTCCTTCTTTATCAGATAAATATTGTTGACTAAGCTCGTTGTAGTGATCTTGCCAATTATAATTACTTTCATATCTTTTTGAAGCGTACTGATCTTTAAAATCTTGAACAAAATTATCTACTGAATTAATTGCATATTGTTTGTATGCACCATATCTAGCCCAACCATTGTAAATATCAGGAAATCCGCTTTTGTGTGCCTGACGTGCTTGATCTAAAGTCATACCATTAATCTGTGCTTGACCTTGTTCAAACGATTGTTTTGCTTCTTGTTTTAATTGTTTGTCAGCAAGTTGTTTTATTGTTGGGTTAATAGCCGCAAGAGTATCAGCTAATGCTTGAAATCTATCTTTACCTACTATTTTTTCTGAGCCAACATCTAAAATAGGTTTTGTTACTGGTGCATTTTCTAAATTTATATTTACACCTATATCCGTATTAATCTTAGCCATTAACTGCTCCCGCTATATCCTGTTGGATTTTTCATATAATCACCCATTGAGCTTGCCCCATCATAGGGAGAAGCCTTTGGCGTTGAAGGTGCTTGATTCATAGCGTACATACCACCAATATCTACTGCCGTTTCTAACGCATAAGTCATAAAACTAGGTTTGTATGCTCTAGGTAAAGAAATAATTTGATTAGTATATTTTCGATTATACATTAATCTTTCGTCTGTAATTTGACGTAATTTGTTTTCGTAGTTTAAATCAATTGTATTAAATTGTTTTGCCCCTTGTCTGGCAATATCTCCAAGAATTGTGTTGTATAAATTACCACCAAGACCTTTTTCAAAGAAAGCAACTTTAGCAGTACCTTCTGTTAAAAGTTTCTTTTCTTGTACTTGTTCTTTTTGGAAAGCCGCTTTATCTTTTTCACTTTCTTGACTTCTAATTAGAGAATTATCTGTGTAGATAGCTTCGTTTCTTAATCTTTCTGCGTTAGCTGTTGCCGTATCATTTATGTTTTTAGCTTTAGCTTTATCAGTTTGATATTGATTGTATCCTTGAAAAACTCTAGCCGCAACATACGCTTCCATTGTACACATATTATTTATTTTTCTCCTTTAAAAATCCATAAAACAGGACATCATTAAATTTTTTTTCGTTTATAATTTTAAAACCACACCATTTAAGCCAAGTTAAATGTAATTGGTTTCGACTATCTATATAATTAAATAACACAGGAAACTTGTCTTGCATTTCTTGAACTCTTTTTCTACACTCTCTTAAAAACTTTATTTTAATTTTCTTAATATTAGGTGTGCATAGTAAAAACGGAGATCCAATGTTTTTGTCATCTAGTGACGCAACTACTCCGTATACACCTGCAATTTTATCATCAACAAAAAACGATCTACAATAATCAGTCATTGTAAATCCTTTAAGTAAAGTCTTTTGTAAATTTGTTGTACCAGTTTTAGAAACTATTTCTCTTTCATCTTCTGGTCTTAAATTCTTTGCTAATAATTTTATATGCTTACTTGTTGTTTCTATTTCATCTATTTTCATTAGGTTATAATTCTTTGAGAAAGAACAGAGAATACTCCCTCCCATTCTGCCGATAATAAATTACAAGGTAAGTAACTATCGGAAGCAACGAATATAACTGTGTCTGTGTTTTTACATTGGATAGGAAACTTAAACGTTCCGCTCTCTAAATTAGGTTGACCAATAGTTAATGTACTAGAACCTAATGTTTGCCCTGTAAATTTATAAATAGATGTACTTCTTGCTAATGGAGTTAAATTAACTTCAAAATAACCTGTGTCTCCAAATGTAAGAGACATATTTTTTAATTGTAATCTACCAGTGTTAACTGTTGATGTGTTACCAGAAGATTTTTGTTCTCTTACAAAGAAAGTTGGAAATTGATATTTAAAAGTGTATTTTCTTCCAACAATAACAGGGTTAGCTGAATAATCTCCATTAACAACTAATGTTGTATTTGTAGAACTGGCTATAGCAATATTTCTTCCTCTTTGTGTTGAAGACCAAGAACCACCTAAAACTACTTCCATAGGATTAGTTTCTTCGTAAGGTAAAGTAAAAGTAGTTTTATTTGTACTTGCATTATACGAACCTGATAAATTTGTTTTTCTATCTAATAGAATAGGAAAAGTTAAATTCTGGTCTACTTCATTAGTTTTTAAATTCATCTTTTCTAAATAAGTACCGTCGTTTCTTTTAATAACAACGTAAAGATAATTTTGAATACAATCTCCATCTAAAATAATATCAGTAGTAACAAACTTATATTTAGACCAAGATCTTTGTAATGCTTTAGATCCAGCGTCAAAATAATATTTATAAACAAATAAAGAATTTCTTTCTCCAGAAGCAAATCCAAATAAAGTATTTTCTGCTGACGATCCTTTTAGTGCAGTTAATGCACCTTCAATATATCTAGGTAAATTAACAGTAGTATCTAATGCGTCTTTAATATCAGTGTCAGTATTAACATAATATTCTCTAACACCAGCGTAACTACCTCTAGCAATACCAAAATAAATGTTTTGACCAAGACCTAACGGTTTTGCACTATCATCAATTTCATATTCAG